GCTCTGCATTGTGCGGCCTCCTTAATCAAGAGCGCTATTATCTGCTCAAGGTCTAGGGCGCCAGGTGCGTCGGCGCTGCATAAGGTCGCGCGGTCAAGCTCCGCGCTCCCCTTGCGTGGGGGGTGTCCGTGTGAGCTGAGCGCGGCGAGTATCTCGGGCGCCTGAACCCAAACTGAGCGCGCGCTTAGAGGTTGGCGGCGGGTTGTCTTGATCTTCAACATTAGTAGGCGCTCGCTATCTCCCACCACCCTGAAGAGGTGGCCATGAGGGTTTTAGAGCCGCCGAAAAGCTCAAGGTTGCTCGTGCTGCCGTTTATTGTGTCACCACTAGCGGGCGCCATCTGTAGGCCGCCTCCTCCTGTGCCTAGCCGTGCCGTTATCTTGAGCCCTGCGCTCACTGCGCTAATAGCGGGTAAGGTGAGCTCGTAGTTATTCGCGGTGAGGTTAAGGCGCACAACCTCAAGTATCTTGTTCTGCGGCGCGCTCAGTGTCTCGTTGCCGCTCATCTCGGCAATCTCTATATGATTAGAAGGCCCACCGCCTGCATCGTCGGCCCATGTCACGGCGCCCGCGCCGTCTGTGCTCAACACCTGGCCCGCGGTGCCGTCTGTCGTGGGTAGGCTGTAGGCGTCGGCTACCCTCACGGCGCCCGCGGCGTCTATCCCTAGCCGCTCCGCTATCGTGCCTGCTACGCGGGTTTGTAAATCAAAGCGCGTATTTCCTGCGCTGTCGGTCGCGAGCCACCCATAACGGCCCGCTGTCTGGAAGGTTGAGCCGTCGTGCGCTTCGGCGTTCACCCGCCCGATAGCGTCGCCGCTAGTGACGGCTGTTTTGTTGCTTTCGATCCCTCGCGAGCGAGTAAATATGAGGTCGGGCCCGTCTGCGCTGTCGTTATGCTGTCTGATCATCACCTGGGCCTCGCCCGCTGTGTCTCCTGTGAGGTCTAGCGTAGCAAGGGGTGTGGTGGTGCCTATACCTAATCGGTTGTTATCGCTATCTACCTTTAAAAAGGAAGCGGTCAACACGTCGCCGCTTAGGTCGGTGTGTAATATGCGGTTAGGTGTGCGTGAGGGGAGCGTGAGAGCTCCCTCTACACTGAGCCCTCCCGCCGTGTCTAGCTGCTTAGTCTTTATCATGTTGCTCATGTCCTAAATCCTTAAGGTGCGCTAGATTAAGGCGGGGGGGCTCAGCCCGTCAAGCCTCGCGGCTCTTAGAGCGCGGCGTTAAAGACTAGGCTAACGCGGTCGGTGTTGTCGAGCGCGTACACACTCGCGCCGTTCCAATAGAGCACATCACCACTCGCAATAGCTCCGAAGGTGCGCGCGGTGGCGCCGCTGTCGCCGCTAAAGTAGCAATCAAGCAGCTTGGAGCCGTCGCCGACTGCTGCCATGATGCCATTCACAAACACATCAACGCGTGAGCCGTCGGCTGCTGCGCTCGGCATGGTGACTCCTGTTGAGCCTCCGTCAATGCTCACAGCCGAGGGGGTCGCGTTGAGGCGGGTTGAGCTAGGCACGGCGGCCTTGATGCCGCTGCTGTCGGTCGCCGTGGAGGTGCCGTTGTGCTGCACCTTGACGCCGTTAGAAGAGAGCACAAGTGAGGCATCCTCAACCTTGAGCGCGAGCTCGGCGCTGACGATCTCAAGGCCACCTGTCGCGGCAAGGTCAAGTGCAAGGGTGTTGCCGGTGATCTCTACGCCGTCGCCGCCTGTGAGCTGGCCCGCGCCGCTGAACTGCGTAAAGGCGAGCGCGGTTGTGTTTAGGGTGATAGGGTCGGGGGTCGTGAGCACAAAGCCCGCGCCCGCGTTGCTTCCCTGGCCCACAAAAACGAAGGCGCCGTTGTTGAGCTTGTCCGAGGTGTTGGCGTCGTCGGCGCGCTCAAGGCGCCAAGAGATCGTAGAGCCATTACCTACAGCCGTGATCTCATAAATGCCGTTCTGCTCGGGGTCTGTCTGGTCTTTGAGCAGCACGCGGTCGCCCACTACGTTGTAGAGGCGGCCCTTACGCTCTCCTTGACGTCTAAGCCCTGTGCTACCGAGTCGGTGTAGCCTTTGGTCGCGACGTGGCCGGCGGCTGTGGGCGTGGGCGCTGAGAGAGAGGAAGCGCCGCTAAAGTCGTAGGTCTGCCCGCTGATGTTGAAGCGGTCGGGCGTGATCTCGCCCGTGCTGATCTTGGCGTTTGTGACGGCGCTGTCTTTCAGCTCGCGGGTGTCGATTGTGCCCGCTACAAGCTGTTTGCCTTTTATTAGTGCCATGTGTGGCGCTCCTGTGTCTTAGGGTGGTGTGGGGGTTCGGTGTCTTTCCCCTCAAGGCTCATTATATCACACTTGCTCGGGGTCAAGTTAGGGCGCGGGGGTGTATCGCGCTATGAGCAGCTCACCGGGGTCTAGGTTGGGCTCTAACCATGTGATCACGCGGCCCGCGAGGGTGTAGTTTTCTCCGCTCACACCCTCAACGCCGTTGAGGCTCACCACCAACAAGGGGTCGCCGTCTGCGTCTGTCGCGGGGGTATAGCTCAGCGTCGCGGGGCTCGCGCTAAAGCGCTCCTCTTGGTTGATGCTGTCGGCGGCGGTCGCCTGTGGGGGTGTCTCGTATAGTGTCGCCATGTCTTAGAGCCTCTCCCAAAGGTTAAGGATAACGCGCGGCGCGGCGCTCGGGCCTAGCCCGTCAAAGCTGATCAAGAGCGCCTCGGCTAGCGGCCCGCGTGAGCCTGCCAACACCACCACGTCTTGAGCCGTCGCGCCTGCGACGTGCTCGCGCCACGTTGTGCCGCCTGGCACGCGGTAAGAGGCGGTGAAGGTGCCGCCGTCTAGCCCCTCGGCTGTGATCTGTACGTTTTGATAATAATCAGCGATCCCCGCGCCGCCTAAGCTGTGGCGCTCTACTCTTACGGGCGCGCCTGTGGCGCTCTCAAAGGTGTGTGTTTGGTAGCGGCTCACGGCGCGCCCTCCTTGTGTCTTGGTGTCTTAGTGTCCGCTATAGGTAAAGGCGCTTTTTCTTAGCCACGTCTCCGCTATCCATAGGCTCATCACGCAATCATCATGCGCCGCCTTACCTAGACTGAAAAGCTCATGGATAAGGGGCTCTAAGCGCTCGCGGTCGCTGTCTGTGGCGCTTGGTAATATGACCTTAGCGCCCTCAAAGAGCGCGCTCAATGCGGGTACGCCCTCCCACGGGTCGGCCTTGTTGCGCGCGTGTGTGAGGTGCCCTTTTAAGGGTAGGTCGGTTGAACGTCTTAACCCTAGATAGTGCAGCTCACCAAAGGCGTTTTTTTCCACCGCCACCACGCGCACGCGCCCTTGATATTTTGCGTACTCACCGACAACCCGCGCTTGTAACTCCGTCGGGCTCATGCCTCGGCGCCTGAATATGTCGATAAGGTAGCGGTTGCCCTCGCTGTCGCGGCCCCATGTTATCCCTATTGTATAATCTGTGTCTCTCGCCTCTGCCGCCTTCGCGTCGGTCACTAGGCTAAAGTCCCAACCTTGCACTAGGTCGTTCACCTGGCGCGGTATCTCACCTAAGCGATAACCCGCGCCGCGCTCTAGCGCCTCCTCAAGCCACGCCATCTTGAACGGCGCCGCGCTCTCGTCTTGTACCTCGTTTTGGAACTCCCTAGAGAAGAGGCGCGGGCCTATCGTCTGCCGCTCGATCAAGAGGTAATCAAGCGGGCGCTGCTCCGGCCATAGCGCGCGGCCTCCCTCTACCTCCACACCTGTCATCACCCGCCGCCCGTTGGGGTCGGTCGTGTAGGTGTAGCTGTAGCTCTCGGGCCATTCTGTGACGGCCTTGCTCTCTACTACTTGATAGGTCGGGTCTTTAATGAGGTGACTAAAGAGGTCATCGTGATGCTTACGGGTGCCAATAACGATGATGGAGCCGCCGCGTGAAAGCATCGGCGCGATCGTGCCGCGCCACCACTCGCGCGTTTTGGCCCTCACGCCCGCCCCGTAGGTGTTCTTGTCGTCTTGCAGGTCATCGCATAAGATGAGATCAAAGTGACCACCCGTCACGGCGCCGCCCGCGCCTATCGCCTCTAGTGAGGCGTCCACGCTCTGGCGCTCGCGTTGCAGATAAATCAAGGTGTCCGTCCACGTCGAACCCTCACCCCTAAAGGGCCCCGCGCCCTCTTCGGGCGCGGTGGTGAAGTCTTCAATAATGCGCGGGCTGTCTAAGAGTGAGGCAATACGCCTCATGCGCTTTTTGGCGTTGTTGCTGCTCTCGCTCACCCACAGAATGCGAATATCTCGATTAAGGCAAAGCGCGCGCGTCGCGTAGGTGATCGCCGCCTCTGTCTTGCCGTGGTCGCGCGGCGCTAAGATTAGCACCTTGCCCTTTGTGCCTGTCGCCTGGGCGTGTGTCGCCACTCCCTCAAACGTCTCAAGCCACTTGTCGCGGTGCGTCGCGCGTGTCATGCCGCAATAATAGCTATCAAAGAAAGCGGGGCTCGCCGCCGCAAGTAGGCGGCGCCCTTCGGGTGTCGTGATCAGCTCGGCGGGGTTCATCGCGGCCCTCCTCAACCCTCAAGGCGCTTGAGCTCGCGCTCAATGTACCAAAGAGCTTTCCTTAGGTCTTGCGCCTCGCTCGCGGGGTCTTTGCGGCCCGCTCGCGCTAGGTATTTCAGCGCGTTGCCTCGATTAAAGTTGAGGCCCCACGCCTCTATGATCTCGATCGCCTCAAACCCGCTCGCGGCGTGATAATGCGCGGGGTGGTCTACCTGTTCGGGCGCTGTCTTGGTGGTGGTCGCGGTGGTGGTCGCGGTGGTGGTCGCGGTGGCGCCTACCTCACGCGCGGCTAGCTCCTTTAGCCCCTCAAGGCGCAGGGGCGCGGGCGCCTTGTCGAGCTCCTCGGCGCTTTGAAGCGGCTCGGGTGCTGCGGGCTGTGCTGCGGGCGTCTCAATGGAGACTCCCTTGAGCTCTCCCCACGCGAGCGAGGGCGCGTGCAACTCCCCGCGCGCCTGGCGCTCCCTCACCCGGCGCCACGCCTCGGCCTCCGCCTCCGCGCTCCATGCGCCCAAAAGGGGGTTGGGTGTGCTCATGTCTTGCTCTCTTTGAGGTGCTCGCGCCATAGGTCGGCGTCGGTGGTGCGCTGTGTCTTGCCTCCCGTCGCAAAACTATAAACACGCGCCCGCGCCCACGCGGTTTGGGAGGCGCCGGGGCGGTGCCCTACTGCCCACGCCTGCGCGCCTCGGCGGTGCACCTGTCGCAATATGCCACGGCTGATCCCTGTTAGCTCGCTCACAGCATCAATGAAGCTGTCGCCGTCGCTCACGTCGTAGCGCTCGCGCACTGCCTCGGCTAACTCCGTGCGGCTGTACTTGCTCGGGCGTGTCTCGGCGCCCTCGTCACCCGGCAGGGGCTCATAGCTCCCGCCCTCCGCAACGCGGCGCCTTATCTCGGCGCGCCTCTCTGCGGCTGTCTCGGCGTCTAGCCCGCGCGTGTAGCGGCGCGGCACCTTAGCTC